GTGGGAAAAGCACTAAACAAACTGAGCGATTCGACGTTAAAAAAATTGGCGGCTGTCCAGGCAGAAAAAGAGCGTTTTTACTCCGACGGGGGCGGGCTGGAGATTAAACACTCAAAGGGCGGCAAATTAACCTGGTATTTCCGGTACCGAACGGGAGGCCGTGAGGTTGCCGCAGAGCGGTTAAAGCTGGGGGCTTACCCTGAATTGTCGCTGAAAGCCGCAAGGGAAAAACGCACACTGTGCCGGGCATGGCTGGCTGAGGGTAAAAACCCCCGTTATGAGTTGTGCGCCACAGTACAGGAAGCACTAAAACCCGTTACGGTGAAGGAAGCGATTAACTACTGGCTGGAGGAATACGCGAAGGATAACCGCAAAGATTACATAAAGCTGGTGCAGCGTATGGATAAGCACATCATTTGCCATATTGGGGCAATTCCCCTTGATAAGTGTGATACAAGGCAGTGGATCGCATGTTTTGACCGCGTACGAAAAAAAGCACCAGTAGCAGCGGGCCATGTCATGCAGACATGCAAACAGGCGCTAAAGTTTTGCCGCAGGCGGCGCTACGCGTTTAGCAACGCCCTGGACGATTTGATCGTTACTGATGTGGGTAAGAGAGCAGAAATCCGCGAGAGAGTGCACAGCAACAGCGAACTAAAAGAAATTCTACGCGCTATTGATGGTGATGTGTTCGCTCCCTATTACAGTGCGTTAATGCGCTTGTTAATTGTGTTCGGGTGCAGAACGGCAGAGATCAGACTTTCAGAGATCAAAGAATGGGATCTGAAAGAAATGTTGTGGACAGTGCCAAAAGAGCACAGCAAAACGAAGGTAACAATATTCCGACCTATTCCTGATGGTATTTTGCCGTTCATTCAGAAGCTGGTGGAGCAAAACGCACACACTGGGTTATTACTCGGCGAACTGAAAAAAGATACCACGGTGGCGCAATATGGACGAAATGCGCATAAGCGGCTTAAGCAGGAACACTGGACGCTGCATGATTTCCGACACACGTTTACAACTATGCTGAATGATTTAGGTGTCGATCCGCATATCGTGGAGCACATCACAGCGCATCAGATGCCAGGTCAGCAAAAAACCTATAACCATTCACGCTATTTGCAGGCGAAACGGGACGCACTGAATCTATGGGTTGAGCGTCTTGATATGATTGCAGGATATAATGAAAATATTGTGATATTGAGAGGGATACAATGACGAAAAAAGTAAATAGTAAAAAAGATTTACCAAAGTCATTTGATTTAGGCAAATATGATTGCCTAGAAAACTTGTCGGATAAAGATCTATTTCGCCAATTATATTGGCGACAAGATGATTTAACGATGAAACATTCTGAGATGCCTGAATATGGATTTATGTTTGGTGCTGAATACCCGTTGCATAATAATTACGGGGATCCATTTGGAGAGCTGAAAGAAGACGATTGGTTTTGTGATAAACAAAAAGAATATGACCATAAAGTGCAACCGAAGTTAATTGAGCTAAGTTATGATGATGGAATTAAACCTGTAACAAGGTTTGATATATCAATGATTAATAAACTGACTGCGGAAAGAGGATATTGGAAGGATAAACCAATCATCATAGATAATGAGATGGTTGGAAGTTTAATATCAGAAGATAATGGGATGTTTTGGGCTGTGATGCGTGAACCAGTGAATCTCCTTTCTGATACATTAGATAATATGCTTGTTTCTGTTGACTTACTACATAACAGAGATGATGAGTTGATTGAAGCGTTTACAAAACTATTACCAAAATGGCGTAGTGAACTTTCAATTGTTGAGCCAGACAAACCAATTGCAGGAAGTTGGGAGAGCATACGACGTAAAATTATTGATTATAAGATAATCCCATTAATTGACTTATTATCTTGGGAGTTGTCTACAGATAGAAAAATTTCATTAGGGGTGCTTGCCGTATCTTTGTATCCTGATGGTGAAAAGGACACCTTTGCTATTGCTCAGACTGTAAAACCCTTCTTAGAAAAAATAATGCGCAGCGATTCTTTAGAAAAAATAAGAAAAATGTTATCTAATGAAAATTAATCATGGAGAACGATAAATTAGAATAAAGTTTATTTTTCCAATATTGCACCAACTGCTATGGTAAATAAGATGCCCTTGTTCGGTTACGTTCGAGGGTGTTTTTATGAATCAAAATACACAATTTCAATCACTAACAGATCGCGTAATTCGTGAGGATGAATGTCGTAAGTTAACAGGCGTCAGCCGTACTACACGCTACGAACTGGAGAAGAAAGGGGGCTTTCCGTCTCGCCGTAATCTTGGGGGGCGTTCTGTAGGCTGGTTGCTTTCCGAAGTTATGGACTGGGTGCAAAGCCGTGACCGCGTTAATTCAGGTAAGGCAGCGTAAAGGGGAGCATATGACATATAAAACAAAGACGACCGGGGGCGGTCGCCAATGGATACACACTAAACTTGAACGCATCACCAACAATGCCACATTTGCGGCTGGTGGGCAATGTGATCAGTCAGATTTGGTTCGTTCCAAGGTTTGCAACGAGAGCTTTTTCCTGTGCTCTTTAAGGAATTTCTCAAGAGCAAAAGCACATGGCGCGAATCTTTCTGATTCATGCTCTATCTTTCTGCGCCGTCTTTTCCGTGCCGGTGATAATGTTTTGGTCAATTCTTTATCGGTCATTGTGTTGTCCTGCATAGCAATGCGCCGTAATACCTTACACCACGGCGCTGATGGTGATTACTCTGGTTCTTTGGTCTTGCGACGCTGGAGTTCTTCGCGTGCAACGGTGACAAGCTGCCCGATTTCTTCCGCTGCTTTGATGCCGATTTGTTCGACCTTAGCCAGGGCATCCAGTGACGACACAAGGGGATTTTCTCCGCTGCCTTCTGCTTGGCGGCGGGCTATTTCTCCGCGCATGGCGGTTACGATAAATCCGGCATTGCTTTCGCCGTCCAGCTTAACGGATTCCATCCCTTGCATAACATCTAGTGGGACTCTGACAGTTGTCAGTTGTGATTTTGCGTTTTTGTTAGCCGTTGCCATTTCTGAAACTCCTAATCATCGGTGTGTTTCAGTATACACAAAAAAAGAAATACAAAAAGCCTTGACGTGTGTTTCATGCGCTCATAACATGAAACACACCGAAAGGATTGTTGAAATACAAAGAGCAACGCCCCGCAGTGCCGGAAACACATACGGGGCGTCTAACCACCAACGATAACGAGAGTATCGAGGCAGCTATGAGAAATCATACCATACACCCGCAAGGGCGGGACTCGTACAACCTGAATAAATACATCTGGCGTTTTATCGCCCTGAGCACGGCACAACCGCGCGTGATTACCATTGAGGCCAGCAGCGAACAGGAAGCACGCCAGCAATCCCCGGCTGGCTGCGTGATGGTATTCGCCGCCCGTATTCGTCAGGGGGGGTGCCATGCCTGATATGTCAAATTACCAGTACCTGATTAATCCGCATTTTAACTGTGAGCATGATATTGCTAAAAAGGTTTATTCCGCTGCGGATGGGGCTACTGACAATATATCAATGGCTGTTGCGTCAATTGGTAGCCTGATGTGGCATGCGTCAGAAAATGAGGACTATGACGAAAAGGCCATGCGCATTGATATGGGTAATATCGGTTTGTTACTGGCAATGCTTGGACATTTTGATATTTCGTTACGGTGCACCATTGAAAATGCCACAGATGCATTAAATGCTATAAAGAAAGCGAATACTGATTCAAATCGGGGATAAATAATCATGAGAACGTATTTATCTGGCTTGACTGCCAGCGGTTATGCACACCCCCAAATTATCCCCGGCGCTATTTATCTGGATAAGAACGGTAACAGAGTAACGGTAAAAGAACTGATGTTTGACCGTGTGTATTTTATCCGTGATGGCTATTCATTTCTTAGTTCGCTGAACGTGGAGATCTTTATTAGCAGATTCAGTCGGGAAATCCCGCTTTCCAGAAATAACCATGTGTCATGTATGGATGTTGATAAAAAACTACAGGAACTAAAAAACATGATTGCCGCGTGGAGAGAGCAGAAATGAAAAAAGCGCCAAATTTAAAACACCAGCCGCGTGACAAAATGACGGAAGTCATCATTTTTGCGGGTAGTGATGCGTGGGCACATGCGAAACAGTGGCAGGAACAGGACGGGCGACTGGCTGGCGATAACGTGCCACCTGTCTGGCTTGGAGAGCAACAACTTGCCGAACTGGACAACCTGCAAATCGTATCGGACGGACGCTATCGCGTGCGTCTCTATCAGGCGGGGTTATTGCGTCCGGGGCTTGTTAATACCATCGGGCAGAAACTGGCAGTGGCAGGTGTCAGGGATGCTGATTATTACCCTGAAGGAATGCACAGCCAGAAACGGGAGAACTGGCGCGAATATCTGGAACGTGAACGGGCAGAGCAGGCGGAAAAGAAAAAGGTAGTTGAACTGCCTGTAAAGAAAAAAGAGCGGGTAAAAGACGATAACGCTTCATCACTGGCGCTTAACCAGATGGGAGCAAGTCAACGCGGCGAAGTTCTCCTGGCACATTATGGCGGTGAACTGGCGATTCATGCTGACTCTGACACTGTTCACCATTACAACGGCGTTGTATGGGAGCCAGTACAGGATAAAGAATTACAGCGAGCTATGGCACAGATTTTCATTGATGCGGAGATCAGCTATTCGCAGAACGCCATTAAATCGGCGGTCGATACCATGAAGTTAAGTTTGCCTGTAATGGGGAATACAGCCCGTAACCTGATTGGATTCAGTAACGGGGTATTTGATACCAGAACAGGTAATTTTCGGGAGCATAACAAAAACGACTGGTTGTTAATTGCCAGTGAATTACCTTTCAGCCCACCAGCAGAGGGGGAAACGCTGGCAACACATGCGCCGAATTTCTGGAAGTGGTTACGCCGTTCGGTGGCTGAGAATGACCGCAAGGCGGATCGCGTACTGGCTGCATTATTCATGGTGCTGGCGAACCGGTACGACTGGCAGTTATTCATTGAGGTAACAGGTCCAGGGGGAAGTGGTAAAAGCGTGATGGCGGAGATTTGCACCATGCTGGCGGGTAAGGCCAACACAGTATCGGCAAGCATGAAGGCGCTGGAAGATGCAAGGGAACGCGCGTTAGTGGTTGGCTTTTCGCTGATTATCATGCCGGATATGACCCGCTACGCTGGTGATGGGGCAGGGATTAAGGCTATTACAGGCGGTGACAAGGTGGCAATTGACCCGAAACACAAAGCCCCCTACTCAACGCGTATTCCGGCAGTAGTGCTGGCGGTTAACAATAACGCCATGTCATTCAGTGACCGCAGCGGGGGGATCTCACGTCGTCGGGTGATATTCAATTTTTCGGAAGTTGTACCGGAGAACGAACGCGATCCAATGCTGGCGGAAAAAATAGAAGGTGAGCTGGCGGTAGTGATTCGCCATCTGCTTACACGGTTTGCTGACCAGGACGAAGCCAGACGCCTGTTATATGAGCAGCAGAAATCTGAAGAAGCACTGGCGATAAAGCGAGAGGGGGATTCGCTGGTGGACTTCTGCGGCTATCTCATGGCGTCGGTAATGTGTGATGGCCTGTTAGTGGGTAATGCTGAAATTGTGCCATTCAGCCCACGCAGGTATCTCTATCATGCCTATCTGGCTTATATGAGGGCACATGGGTTTGGTAAACCTGTAACACTGACGCGCTTCGGTAAAGATATGCCGGGGGCAATGGCGGAATATGGCAGGGAGTATATGAAACGGAAAACGAAGCACGGTTTTCGTTCAAACGTGACACTGACGGAGGAATCAGAAGACTGGATGCCATCATGTGTATCGGTCACTAATGACGATAGCAAAAATTAAACTTATTGAATAACTGTTCACCACTGTTCAGCCTGTCATAATTATCTTTTATATCAGTATATTATAGGGTGAACAGTTATTTATGAACTGTTCACCAAACTATTCACTGTTCACCTTTTTGGTTGTTTATTGAGCTTCAAGGGTGAACAGTGGTGAACAGTTGGTGAATAGTTTTTGTGAAACTGTTCACCCCTTAACAGTATGAATTTAAATGGAAAATATCAAAAGGTGAACAGGTGAAGGGTTAAAACGCAAAAATTTTAATTTACTGCTGTGAGATAAAGCCTATGACAGCGAAGCACACAAAAAAATCACAATCGCACGCCCTTGATTTGACGGAACACTGGTTAAGGGTGTCGATAAAAATCATCGACCGCAACGCCGGGGAAGGATATGCGAAAGCACATCCCGAACTGATTAGCGCATTCATGACAACGGCAGCTGCAAACTTTGCCACGCTGACAGAACGGGAGATTGCCGAAGCGGAACAGGTGACAACCATCAACGTTAAAACCGGAGAGCAGACAGCATGACAGCACAGATAGCGGCTTACGGGCGGCTGGTGGCTGACCCGCAGTTAAAGACCACCAGCAAGGGTACACAAATGACGATGGCTAGTATGGCGGTCCCCCTTCCGTGCAGCCAGGCAGATGACGGAACGGCGATGATGTGGTTATCCGTCCTGGCGTTTGGCAGACAGGCCGACGCACTGGCAAAACACCACAAAGGCGAACTGGTGAGCGTGGCGGGTAACATGCAGGTAAGCCAGTGGACAGGCCAGAACGGCGAAACGCGGCAGGGCTGGCAGGTTATCGCAGACAGCGTGATCAGTGCGCGAACAGCGCGACCGGGCGGCAAAAAAGGCCAGCAGGGGCAGGCCACTGACGCACTGAACAGGGCAAAACAGCAGACGGGTCAGCACGATGATCCGTACGGGGACAACATACCGTTTTAGCGACAACAGAGGGGACATTCCAGTGACATTTGAAGAAGTCCAGCAACATAAAAAGTTTCATGATTTTGATGATCTGGAAACCATGACAGCAAAAAAATATCGCCGTCTGCTTTCTTCCGATGCGTTGTTTGTTGTGGATCATCATGATTTTCTGCGTAGCTCACTGACCGGGGAAATTTTCGCAACCAACCGTGAGCAGGTGGAAGCGATGATCGAATATCTGTGGAAAATAAGGCGCAGAATGCGAGATCCCGTGAAACGGTAAAATAATAAAGGCCTGGTAAAATCCAGGCCATTTTTTTACAGTAAGCCTATTAGGGCACTTGCGCCAGCCCCAACAATGCTGGCAACGGTACTGTTTTCCAGTAACTGCTTTAATACTGATTTGGCTTGTACATCCCCCGATTTAGCGACTTTTTCAACCAGTTCAGTGATGCTGATGTTTACCAGCATATGGTTATGCTCACCTATCTGCACTTGATCACCACTAATTGAACCAATGTTAAATGTATTACTTTTAGTTGGCGTCATATGTTCATTTCCCGTGATATTTTCAATATAGAGAGTCAACATATTTGGATGATTGGTTCCCTGTCTGCGGGTTCCATTGGGAAGCAACTTCATATCTATAATTTTTAGATTTATCTCGTTTTTACCGACACGCTGGATAATGTGTTGACCAATAGTTACTTCCGGTTCATTTGTATATGGAATTAATACCTTGTTTTCTTTTGCGTTTCTTTTACCTCTGAATGATTCGCCATTAATTATGAAAGTATCAGGATATACCATTGCGCTTAAATTCATGATGCGTCCTTTGTTGTAGTCAGAGACAGCAATAATAGGCCATGGTTTACTTCTTTTGTAAATTATTTGTTCGTGTTCTTTCGTGGTTGTTCGGTCTGACTGACAGGTGTTTACATACTGATTTTTATGTATATGTTGGAGCGTGGCACTCAGACGTGAGCCGCCACAATGCCGCCTGACCCCCTGCGCGATGCCGGGTTGATCTGCGAGATGCCGAGAGTGTCGGGCGGCGCTCCCCCCGTGTTGGTTTCACGTCCTGAATCTTAACCAATACGAGAAAACCTTCATGAAGAAATTAATCGAACTCCGCCAGCAAAAAAACGCCCTGAAAAACCAGATGCGATCCCTGCTGGAAAAAGCCGACAGTGAAAACCGTAGTCTGAACGCTGAAGAAGGCAAACAGTTTGATGAACTGCGTGCAAAAGCTGATGCCCTCGACACAGAAATTTCCCGCCTCGAGTCTGTGGCTGATGAAGAACGCAGCAAGCCAGGAACGGGCATCCAGAAATTATCATCTGATGAATTGCGTAACTACATCGTAACCGGAGATGTGCGATCACTGTCCACCAGCACTGACAGCGGCAGGGATGGCGGATATACCGTAATTCCTGAGCTTGATCGCGAAGTCATGCGCCAGCTACAGGATGACAGTGTTATGCGCGTGATCGCGACCGTGAAGACCGCAAAATCAAATGAGTTTCAGAAACTGGTTTCCACTGGCGGCGCAACTGTAGGACGAGGCACAGAAGGCAGCGCACGCAGTGAAACCAACACCCCGAAAATTGAACGCGTAACCATCAAGTTGAATCCGATCTACGCCTACCCGAAAACCACGCAGGAAATCCTGGATTTTTCAGAGGTGGATATTCTGGGCTGGTTATCCTCCGAAATTGCCGACACGTTCGCCAGCACCGAAGAGGATGATTTTGTTAATGGCGACGGTAACGGCAAGCCGAAAGGCTTCATGGCTTACACCCGTGCGGCGACCAGTGACAAAACCCGCGCTTTTGGCACCATTGAAAAAATAGTAGCGGCAAGTGGAACCGCCATTACAGCGGACGAACTGATCGACATTCTCTACAAGCTGAAAGCGAAATACCGCAAAAATGCCGTCTGGGTGATGAACTCGGGCACGGCAGGGACACTACAGAAGCTGAAAAATGAGAACGGCGATTATATCTGGCGCGACAGCCTTAAAGAAGGTGCGCCGGATATGTTGCTTGGTCGTCCTGTTTACTGCCTGGAGTCCATGCCGGACATCGGCGCAGGAAAAGCACCGCTAGCGGTTGGCGATTTCAGTCGTGGTTATTTCATCGTTGATCATGTAACAGGGATTCGCACCCGACCGGACAACATTACTGAACCCGGATTCTACAAGGTCCACACGGATAAATATCTGGGCGGTGGTGTGGTGGATTCAAACGCCATCAAAATTCTGGAAATGAAAGCTGGCTAGTCATGAGTAAGGAGGAGGCTGCGGCCTCCTTTTTCAGCTTTATGGAGTACACCGATGAAAAACACCGATTTTGAAATCCGCACATCTGAACTGACCGCCAGCAATAAAAAGCTGGTGGGGTATGCCGTTCGCTGGAACAGCCTTTCAGAAATTATCTGGGACGAATTCCGCGAACAGTTCACGCCGGGGGCTTTTGCTGACTATCTGGCGACGGGTAATGATGTGCGCTGCCTGTATGAGCATGACTATACCCAACTGCTGGGGCGCACCAAATCCGGCACTCTGGTACTGACTGAGGATAACACCGGGTTACGTTTTGAACTGACACCGCCGGATACCCAGCTTGGAAAAGATGTGCTTACGCTGGTGGAGCGTGGCGACATTACAGGAATGAGCTTTGGTTTTCGCGCATTATGCGAGGAGTGGAGTATCGCGCAAAAACCGTATCTGCGTACCGTAACCGCCGCTGAACTCCGTGAAATCACAATAACGTCGATGCCTGCTTATCCAGAATCTGGCGTGGAGATTGCCCACCGTTCGTTGTTTGCACAGCACCCTGAATTACGTCCGACAGGAAATAATCGTCATCGCTGGTCTGAGCTGGCGGGGTTGTGATATGTGGTGGCCTTTTAGTCGTAAAAAAAGCGAGCAGCGTAACCTGTCCATTGATGATTTTCTGGCGCTGTCCGGCGTACCGAATACCGGATCCGGAGAATATGTTTCTGCCGGGACGGCTGAATCATTGCCTGCAGTGATGAATGCGGTTTCTGTCATCGCTGAGGCGGTGGCCACGATGCCGTGTTATCTGTATCTGGTACGTAATGACAAGGGCAGGGAGGCGCGGGAATGGCTGGACAGTCACCCAGTAGATATTCTGCTGAATGAGCAGCCTAATTCGTGCCAGACACCTTACCAGTTTAAACGCACAATGATGCGTCACTGCCTGCTGAACGGTAACGCCTATGCGGTTATTGAGTGGGGGCAGGACGGGCAGCCAAAATCACTTCATCCTTATGCGCCGGGGTGTGTTGTACCGGAACGCACAGGCGCACACAAATACCGCTATACCATCACCGAACCCTGTACAGGAACGGTGCGCACGTATTTACAGGAAGAAGTTTTGCATCTCCGCTATGCCTCGGATGATGGCTTTCTGGGGCGTTCCCCCGTCACGATTTGCCGTGAGGCGCTGGGGCTTGGCCTTGCTCAACAGCGTCACGGAGCCAGCATTATGAAAGATGGCATGATGGCGGCAGGGATTATCACGTCAGGCGAATGGCTGGACGGCGTGAAAGGTAAACAGGCATTGGATGCTCTGGAACGCTACAAGGGGGCGAAAAATGCCGGAAAAACGCCAATCCTTGAAGGGGGCATGGATTACAGGCAACTGGGAATGAGTAACCAGGATGCGGAATGGCTGGCCTCCCGTCGCTTCTCCATTGAAGACATCGCCCGCATGTTCAACGTATCGCCTATTTTTCTGCAGGAATACAGCAACAGCACCTACAGCAATTTCAGCGAGGCAAGCCGCGCGTTTCTGACCATGACAATGCGCCCGTGGCTGGCGAACTTCGAACAGCAAATCAAGGCCGCTTTGCTGGTGGCTTCTCCCGTACCTGGTACCCGTTATCTGGTTGAGTTTGATTCAGCCGATTTATTACGCGCCACACCCACCGAACGTTATGCCACGTATGAGAAAGGGATTAAGAACGGGATCATGAATCCGAACGAAGCCCGTGAGCGTGAGGGTATGCCGCCGCGTGAAGGTGGTGATGAGTTCAGCCAGGCATGGAAACAGACTGTGGAAATTAAAGGGAGAAAAGATGAGTGAAGCCAGAATTACACCTGATGAAGTCAGGGCACATCTTCGACTTGATGATGATTTATCCGGTGAAGGCGAACTTCTGAAAATGTATACCGATGCGGCGCTGGAAGCCTGCCAGAAGCATATCGGGAAACGTTTTGAAGACGGGCTGGAATTTACCCCGGCAATGCGTGTTGGTTGCCTGATGTACATCGCTTTCCTGTACGAGAACCGGGAAGCGGTTTCACCAGTGGAGCACTCGGAACTGCCTATGGCTATTTCTGCGCTCTGGTCAGTTTATCGTGACGTAGGGGTGTACTGATGCCGTGGCAACCATTAAGGCGATGCACTGAGCCTGGCTGTAATAAGCGCGTGAAGTCCGGCAAGTGTGAAGAGCACAGGCGGGCTGCATGGCGTGCAGAGGATGCCAGACGGGGACACCGCCGCGCGCGCGGGTATTCCCGACAGTGGGACAAATACCGCGCCCTGTACCTGAGCAAAAACCCGTTATGCGTGCGTTGTCTGGCTAAGGGGATTTATACGCCAGCTCTTGTGGTGGATCACATCATTCCCATCAATGGCGGCGGTGATGTTCTCTTCTGGCCTGAGTGGAATCACCAGGCATTGTGCCAGACGTGCCACAACCGTAAGACGACACGAGAAGATCCAGCCACGAAAGCAAACCGTAAAGCGGGCATGTATCGCGAGCAGGAAGAACGGGCGGCACACCGTAACAACTGGATGTATGGCGATGATGACTGAACAGGAGCAAACCAGGCTGATACGTGGACTGATAAGGCAGCGTGACACATGGAAGACACAGGAGACAGAGCACAAAGCCAACAGGACAGGGCGCACAAAACGCACCACAGCGAAGCGATTAACCGACCGTGACCGCGAGGTCATGGAATGTTTTCGCAATCGCTGGTGAGGCCGTCAGAGGGGGTGGGGGTGGTTTTCAGGACGAAACCGTCCCTGCCGGACACCGACCGCCCCCTCAAATTTTTGTGCACGGTAATTTTTTTGAAAATAATTGGGCGAAAAAAGAACATGGCAAGACCACCAAAAGCCCCCGCTTACCTGGATGAAATCGCGGTCAGGCAGTGGAAGGAAAAATCACGCCAGCTTTCCGGGCGGGAAGACCTTACCCCCGCCGACTGGAGCAATCTGGAACTGTATTGCGTTAACTACTCTATATACCGCAAAGCCGTCGAAGACCTTGCGACGCGCGGGTTCAGCATTGTTAACAGTCAGGGCAGCGAGAGCAGAAACCCCGCACTGAGCGCAAAGGCTGACGCAGAAAGAATAATGATCAAAATGGCTTCTTTGCTGGGTTTTGACCCGGTAAGCCGTCGCAGAAATCCACCGGAAACAGAGGAAGAGGACGAACTTGACCGCCTGGCATGAGTACGCAGAAGGCGTAAAAAACGGCAAAATTACGGCCTGTAAACGACTGAAACAGGCTGTTAAACGGTATTTTTCTGACCTTGAAAACTCCCTTTACACGTTCGATCCGGAGGTCGTGGAGCGGTTTATTGCCTTTTCCCGGGTGTGCCCGCACGTAAAAGGCGCAATGCGCGGTAGCCCCATTGAACTTGAGCCGTGGCAGCAGTTCGCCTTTGCCTGCATCCTGGGATTTAAGGTTAAGGCCACCGGACGGCGCAAATACACCAGCGCATTCATTGAAGTACCGCGAAAAAATGCCAAATCCACGGTCGCCGCTATCCTGGCTAACTGGTTTCTGGTTATGGAAAACGGGCAGCAGGATATTTACACCGCCGCCGTGAGTCGTGATCAGGCGCGGATCGTGTTTGATGATGCGCGTCAGATGTGCCTTTTATCCCGACCGTTACGAAAGCGGGTAAATATTCAGGCGCACAAGGTGATACACCCGAAAACCAACAGCCTGTTAAAGCCACTGGCAGCAAAAGCGGCAACCATTGAGGGGACAAACCCGAGTCTTGCCATTGTGGATGAATATCACCTGCACCCAGACAACGGGGTTTATTCCGCACTTGAACTGGGGATGGGGGCGCGTCCGGAGGGGCTGTTATTTGCCATCACCACATCGGGGAGCAACGTTGTTTCAGCCTGTAAACAACACTACGACTATTGCTGCCAGATACTGGATGGTGAAGAGGTGAACGAATCCATGTTCGTACTGATTTACGAGCTGGATGATGAAAGCGAGGTTGACGATCCGGCGATGTGGATAAAGGCGAATCCCAATATCGATGTTTCCGTCGATCGTGAAAAACTGGCCTCAACCATCCAGAAAGCGCGGGGTATTCCGTCGCAGTGGGTGGAAATGCTCACCAAGCGATTCAATATCTGGTGTCAGGGGGCTACGCCGTGGATGGGTAACGGTGCATGGGCGGAGTGCGCCGGAACGTTCGCTGAGGCGGATTTATACGGGCAGGAGTGCTATGCGGGGCTGGACTTATCATCAACCAGCGATATTTCCAGCGTGTGCTATGCCTTTCCGGTCGGTAAAAAGATTATGCTGGTTTCACGTCACTATCTACCGGAATTTCAGCTACAGAACCCTGCCAATAAAAACCGCGCCATCTATCGCCAGTGGGCAAAGGCGGGCTGGATACGCACAACACCGGGTGACTGCATTGATTATGACCGTATCCGTGATGACATCATGGCGGATGCAGAGAATTTCAATATCAGGCTGGTGGGTTTCGATACATGGAACGCCACGCACCTGAGGACGCAGCTACAGGGAGCGGGATTTGAGGTGGAGCCGTTCCCGCAAACGTACCTTCGTTTTAGTCCGGCGGCGAAATCGTTCGAAGTTTTTGTTAACCGGAAGGTGATTGTTCATCGTGGTGATCCGGTGCTGGCCTGGTCAATGAGTAATGTTGTGATGCAGAGTGACGCGAACGCCAATATCAAGCCGAACAAGAAAAAATCATCCAATAAGATAGACCCGAGCGTTGCGGCGCTGATGGCGTTTGGCACATTCCAGGCTGAGCATGAGGAATTTGCATTTGATATGAGCGACAGCCAGAAAGAGCGACTTGCGGCATTTGATGGGGTATGACGAGAATGACTGAAACTGATCTACTAAAAATAATTCGCCGCATTACCGGAATCAGTCAGCAGCCTGACGAACAGGCTACACAGCCGGACAGCGTGATAGCCGAAAATTACGCGCGTGTGGTGGCTGAGGTAATGCGCCGTGACGGTATTGAGCTTAACGGCGTGGATATGCGCAACATACGAACCAGAGTTCTTGAGTTGCTGGCATACCGTCGCCGTTCTCAACAACGGAGGGAGAGCGCGAAAAATACTTACCAGTGGAGGAAGCCGGAGCACTTACGGCGGTAACTGGTTGATATTACCGAAAGTGCAAAAATGCACTTAGCAACTGGTGGCGAGTTGCAGATCTGCAACTCGACTATGAAACTACCCGTAGTTTGGGTAGTAAGAGTAACACCCAGATTTTGGGGCTTACTCGCGATACCCAAATAAAGGGTATCGGTGTAAGAAATATCGTTTCTCATATGTGAGCACCGAGGGCGGAATTCCGCCTTCGGTTACTTATTGTGCTCATGCACAGGGAGGGGCGGGTCAAATCTCTGTACCCTGACGTCTTCCGGACTGCCAGCCCCATCGATTTTTTATACCCGCGAAAAATGAAAAACGCTTCACGCTGGTGGGCCTGATGCCGATATGGTGAGCCACATACCGGAAATATCCACCAGCACGGCAACGGCAGAATAGCCACAACACAGAAAACCCACGAATATGGGGTTTTTGTTATGGCATGGTCATGATGACCGCCCCTGCTCTGAATGGTGGAAATCACCACGCAGATCATCCACCAGCTTCATGACGGATAGCCGGAAAATGATAACGGTTACGCAAAACCACCAGCAAATTTCCCTTTTGTTTGTTATTGTTCATCGTTGTTCGTAGAGCTTCAACGAAATGTGTGGTCAGTTGTGTGGTCAGTTTTGAGGCTTTTAATTTATGCATTCTTAAAAACTTATTTATTATCAATTACTAACAGGAATTAGTAAGAAATACCCGTATCACCTGATCTGGATAATGCCAGCGTAGGGAAGTCACGGACCACCAGGTCATTGCTTCTTCACGTTATGGCAGGAGCAAACT